GATGGTACTTTTCCAGTAACCTCCAAGGTGAAGATGGACACTTCACGCAGACTCAATATTTATTCCTTTGGAGGGAATAAGAGTTCTGCAGACGTTCTGCTAGATCGGACCGTACTAAGTAAGCATGAACATCTTTTTGTAGTATATATGGTATCAGGGTTATCTCCACAGGAAGCCTATATGAAAGCTTTTCCTACAGTTAATCCTGGATATGCTAAACAAAAATCAGCACAATTAGTTAAAACAAAGAGGGTAACGACAGCTATGAAAGAAGAATTAAAACCTGTTTTAGAAGAGTTAGGTATAAATGAAAATAGTATATTAAAGAATATCAATACTATTGCTATGTCTTCTGAAAAAGATGAAACTAGGTTAAAAGCATTATTTAAACTATCTGACATAATGGATCTAGAAGATAAAAATAAAACAACAGTTACACAGGTATCAGGAGCACTATTTCAAGGCTTTGCAGATAAACATTTGATAGAAGCTGAAAGACCTAATGAGCTAGGAGAATAAATGAGTGAGATTTTAAAAACTTTTAAAAAATTAAAAGAATCTTTAGTAAATGATTATGTATCATCTGAAGATTTAAATGAATATGGTCATGATAACTTAAGAGATTTTCTTAAAGATACTGATGCTTTTGATATGTGGTATACTGATAATTTTTCATCTTTAAATACTAAACAAAAACATATGATATTAAAAGATATTGAAATGAGAGAGCATAAAGACCAAGCAATTTTAATGTTAGAAGATGTTGTGACTGAAGAAGGAGTAGATCCTACTCGTTTACAAAATATACAGATAAATTTAATGGATATGATATCAGATGATTGATTTTAATGCATTGTTTAAAGATTATTATTTTGCTTCTAAAACAGAAGCAGCTAAAAGAATGAATATATGTAATAATTGCCCAGAATTAACAAAAAGAAGTAGATGTAAAAAATGTGGTTGTTTTATGAAAATTAAAACTAAACTTAAAAGAGTAAGTTGCCCTATACAAAAATGGTAAATGCCTAAATTTAATTTAAATATTAATAAAGAAAATGTCAGTAAAGCAGAAGAAGCTTTATTATTAGCTTCTAAAGATATGATTGCATTTGGTAAATTATTTTTAGCAGATGATTTTATGAGAAGTGAAACACCATTTTTCCATTACGAAGTAGCAGATGCTATAACAGATATGGATAAAAGACAATTAGCAGTTATATTGCCAAGGGGTCATGGAAAAACAGTATTAACTAAATGCAGTATTATGAAAGATTTCTGTTTTGCAACTGGGCCTTTATTTTATGGTTGGGTAGCTGCCTCGTCTAAAATCAGTGTTCCAAATTTAGATTATATAAAATATCATTTGGAGTTTAATGAAAAAGTTTCGTATTATTTCGGTAACCTAAAAGGTAAAAAGTGGACAGAAGACGATATAGAATTAACAAATGGATGTAAACTCATATCAAAATCAAATTTGTCAGGCATTAGAGGAGGAGCTAAGCTCCATAAAAGATACGACCTCATCGTTCTTGACGACTTTGAGGATGAAAATAATACCATCACATCGGAGTCTAGGGCTAAAATTGCGAATCTTGTTACCGCAGTTGTTTTCCCTGCTTTGGAGCCTCATACTGGTAGGCTTCGGATTAATGGAACTCCTGTTCATTTCGACTCCTTTATACAAAATATACTTGTGGGTAAAGAAAAAGCTGAAAAACAAGGTAAAAAATATAGCTGGCATGTAATTAGTCATAAAGCTATGCAGCCAGATGGTAATTCTTTATGGCCTGGTTGGTTTGGTAAAAAAGAAATGGAACGTAAAAAGAAGTTCTATGCCGATTCAGGGCAACCACAAAAGTTTTATCAAGAGTATATGATGGAGGTACAAAACTCTGAAGATGCAATATTTACAAGGGAACATCTTCAGTTTTGGGATGGGAGGTTTAAACATGATGAAGATACTGGTATTAACTATGTCATACTTGAAGACGGCACTGAAAAACCTGTTAACGTTTTTGCGGGGGTTGACCCAGCTACGGACAGCGCTAGAAGAGATACTGACTTTAGTGTTATCCTCGTCGTCGCTGTTGATAGCGACAATAATTGCTATGTGCTTGACTATCTTCGTAATAGGTCATTACCTGTTTTGGGGATTCCTGGTGATGGTAAGAAAGGTATTGTGGATCATTTGTTTGATTATAACAAAATTTACCACCCTTCGCTTTTTACCATTGAAGACACAACAATGTCTAAACCAGTATTTCAGTCACTTGTGGCAGAAATGAGAAGAAGAAATGATTTTGGAGTTAAATACTGTGCTGAAAAGCCAGGAAATAGAATGAGTAAAAGAGACAGAATACAAGAAATATTAGCTCAAAGATTTGCTATAAGGAGTATGTTTGTTAGAAAAGAACATTACGACTTACAACATGAAATATTTACCTTTGGACCTAGAATGGGACATGATGATACGATAGATGCTCTTGCTTATGCATGCAAATATGCGCATCCACCTAAATCTATGAAACAAAATAGACAAGGTACATGGAAAAAACATAGACCCTCAGCAAAAAGCTGGGTTGTCGCTTAATAAATAAAAGGAGAATAAAATGGCGTACGGTAAAGCCACTAAAAAAACTAAACGTAGAAGTATTCCTAAGGATCATACTAGAAAAATACAAAAACCTAAAAAACTAGATCAAACAGGTAGATTTGCTGGAGTTATAAAAAGAGTTCCTAAAAATAAAACTCAAATGACACCAACTAAACCAGGTAAAAAACCTAAATCTATTCCTAAAGATCATCCTAGAAGAATACAAAAACCTAAAAAGTTACCAGGACAAAGTTCACCAGGTCAATATGCTGGAGTTATAAAAAGAGTTCCTAAAAAAAGAAAAGAAAAAGGTTACAGACAGGCTAAAAAACCTAATTATACAATGGGTTCATAACCTAGAAAGAGAGATAATAATGGCTTACAATAGAAGGGCAAATACTGGAATACCAGTACCAAACCCAGGGGGAAATCGAAGACCAGGACAACCTTATACACGTCCAGGTGGCTTGCCAACACCAGGTCCTAATGCAAATATGCAGGGATTTAATAGACCAGGTCCTCAAGGACCAGCTGCTCCTATGAATCCAGGGCCAGGAAGTATGCCAGGACCAAATGCGCATTTTAATCCAGGACCAGGCAATATTGGAAATCCTAACCAAATGACTCCAGGACCAGCTGTTCCTATGAACCCAGGGCCAGGACAAGTTGGAGGTCCAAGACCTTATGGAAGACCTAATCAAATGACCCCTATGAATCCAGGACCTCGTAGATTACCTCAACCAGGACCTAACTCTCCAATGAGACCAGGACAAGTTAATCCAGGACCAGGAAACGTTAGTCCTTCACCAGGTCAATGGGCAGGAGATATAAGAAGAGTTCCTCAAAATCAAGGTGGTGGTTACGATCAAAATCAACAAAACCCTATGAACACAGGTGGTTTTAGAGCTGGCAGAAGAGGTGGTGCTAGAAGAGTAGGAAGTAATAATGCACTTGCTGGAAGAATGGGAAGAAGGCGTTATTAATGAACAAACAAGATAAAGTTTATATAAATAAACTAAAGAAGCATACTATAAGTAATGTTCTTGACAAATCTTCTAATTCTAATTTATGGAAAGAGCTTAAACAAAAATGGCAAAAAAAATAAGTAAAAAAGCACAAAAAATAAAGAAGTTATTTGAACTTGTAAATAATGCAAACAGAACTCAATGGGAATATATAAACCAGAAAGGTTTTGATTTTGCACATGATAATCAAATAACTGAAGAAGAAAGAACTATGCTTGAAGAACAAGGTATGCCTACTTTTACTATTAATAGGATTATGCCTGTAGTAGAAATGTTAAATTTTTATGCTACAGCTAATAAACCTAGATGGCAAGCAGTAGGTGTAGATGGTTCAGATACAGATATAGCAGCAGTTTATGCAGATGTTGCAGATTATATTTGGGATTTATCGGATGGTTCTACATTGTATGCAAATGCAATTAATGATTCTATTACTAAATCAATAGGTTATTTAATGGTAGGAGTAGATAAAGATTCTGATCAAGGTATGGGAGATGTTTCTATACATCAACCAGAACCATTTGATATATACGTTGATCCTAAATCTAGAGATATGTTATTTAAAGATGCTTCTTTTATTTTGTGTAGAAAGATTTTGCCTAAAGAACACTTGAAAACAAAACATCCTGAACATATTAAAAAAATTACTAAAGCTAATAGTGATGATAATGGCGATTATAATTTATCCGAAAAAGTTAAATTCAAGGATCAAAAAGATTTTGGATATAAGGATATTGGAGAAAATGAAACAGGAGTTTTAAAAACAGGTGAAAGAGATGAATTAATAGAATATTATGAACTTTACGAAAAAATAAAAGTAAAGTATATGAATGTATTCTATAGAAAACCTCTAGATAAAGAAAAGTTAAAACAATTAAAAAATCAAGCTGAAGTTCAAATTACTGAAATGAGAAAAGAGCTTGAGGTTCAAATGCTTGAAAAACAAATGTCTATACAACAAGCTGTTGAAGGTGGACAAATGTTACCAGAAAGAGCTCAATTAGAGTTAGAGAAATTAAAATCTCAAATGGAACAACAACTTAGTGCTGCATATCAACAACTTATGAGTGATTTGCAAAATGAAGCAAGTGAAGTTTTAAATGTAATTATTTCTGAAAAAGAATATAAAGTACTTATTGGAGATAAACAATTTAAAGACTTAATTGTTGATGTAGTTTCTTTTTACGATTCTAGAGTTCAACAAACAGTATGTGTGGGAGATACTATTTTATATACAGAAGTATTTCCTGAGCAAGTTAAAGACTATCCTATAGTTCCTTTCCATTTTAAATGGACTGGTACTCCTTATCCTATAAGTGCAGTTTCTCCATTAATAGGTAAGCAAAGAGAGATAAATAAATCTCATCAAATATTAGTACATAATGCATCTCTTGGAAGTAGTTTAAGATGGATGCATGAAGAAGGAAGTGTAGATACAGATTATTGGGAAAGGTATTCTAGTTCTCCTGGTGCCTTATTACCAATTAGACCTGGAGCTGCACCTCCTACACCAGTACAACCTGCTCCGCTTAATAATGCGTTTTTTAATTTAGTTCAAGCAGGTAAAGGTGATATGGAATATTTAGCAGGTATATATTCTTCAATGATGGGAGACGCAGGTAAATCTTCTGAAACTTACAGAGGTATGCTTGCTATGGATGAGTATGGAACTAGGCGTGTAAAACAATGGTTACAAAATTCTATTGAACCTAGTTTAAAACAAATGGGAACATTAGTTCAACAATTTTCACAAGCAGTTTATACAGCTCATAAAGTATTTAGAGTTGTTCAACCAAATGCTTTACAAGACTCTAAACAAGTTGAAATAAATGTACCTATGTATAATGATTTAGGGGAAGCTATTGGAAAGTGGAAAGATTATTCTGCTGCAAAATTTGATGTAAGAATTGTTTCTGGTTCTACATTACCAATTAACAGATGGGCATATTTAGATGAATTAAAAGAATTAATGCAATTAGGTGTTATTGATGACATCGCTTTATTATCTGAAACTGATATTAGAAATAAAGAAAAAATTGCAGAAAGAAAATCTCAGTATGCACAAATGCAAGGTCAATTAGGTTCTCAAGAAGAACAAATAAAAGACTTAACTGGTACTATAGAGACACTAGAAAGACAATTAGTTCAAGCAGGCATTAAGAGCAAAGTTCAAGATGCTGAAGTTGAAATAAACAAAAAGAAAGAATCTGTTAAATCAGATATTGAAAAACATAGACTACAAACAGAAGCTGAAGCTAAGTTCGCTGGAAAAGTTATTCGAGACGAAGTTGGTACAACTAAACGTATTATTAATCAACAAAAAACTCAAGAGATGGCTAGAATGAGATTAGATTTAGAGCAAGTTCTTCTTGAAGCAAAAAATAATAAAGAAGAGTTGGCAGAATAGTAAAACTGTTTGTAAATTAATATAATAAAATAGGGGATAATATGGCAAATGAACAAGGTAACTCTGTAACAAAGGACGAACAACAACAAGCTGTTGAAGGTGCTGTTATAGACTCTGGGGATTTTTTTGACCAGTTAGATCAAGAAGTAAATGGGATGGTTGGACAGGGTGACCAACCAGCAGAAGCTCCAAGCGCACCCACTGAGGCAACCCATGTAAATAGTGGCTCCGAACAAGGCAACCCACAAAATGAATCACATGGCTCCGATCAAAATGCGTGGGATAGTGACAATAACCCGTACAAGAAAAGATATAAAGATTCAAGTCGTGAAGCTGTAAAAATGAATGCACAGATTCGTGATTTAAAACCCTTTATACCAGTTCTTGAGGCAATGAAAAGAGATAGCGGACTTGTTTCGCATGTAAGAGAATACCTTCAAAATGGTGGTTCTCCATCTAAGAACGTACAGCAGAAATTAGGATTATCTGAAGATTTTGAGTATGATCCTAATGAAGCAGTTAAAAACCCTGATTCTGATTCAGCTAAAGTTATGAATGCTCAAGTTGAACAGGTAGTAAATAAAAGAGTTGGTGATATTCTTAAAACAGAAAAAATGAACTCTCAAAAAGTTAGGGCTTCAATTCTTAGAAAGAAACAAGAGGCAGATTTTATTAAAAAACATAATTTAACGGAAGATCAATTTATTGAGTTTAAAGAAAGAGCTCAACAAAGAAAGCTTTCGTATGATGATGTTTATTACCTTTTGAATAAAGATCAAACAAATCAAAATGTTGCAAATGCAACTAAAACTGATATGTTAAATCAAATGAAAAATGTAAGAAATATGCCATCTACCGCTAGTGATTCTAATAATCAAGGTTCAGCACAGCCAAGTAAATCAAACCAAATGTTTGATGCTATGCTGGATCAAGATAGTGATATAGATAACTTGTTCGGATAGATAATTTAAAAGATCATCTACCGAACTTAACTTAGAAGTCTGACTGAAGGTGCTTATGCACAGTTGAGGGATGACTAAAAGGAGATGGTCAAAATGGCTGATTTATTCAATGTCGGTGTTAGAGGTGGTTCTAATACTGATTTGACGGTATCGGATGTTGATGGTTTAGGTCCAGGCGCTGGTTCTAATCTTGACACAGGCGATCTGCGTAGAAAGTATAACTTTGGTGACAGAGTTTCTGAACTTTCTTTAGCGCAAGATCCTTTCTTTCGATTCTTGTCAAAAGTAAGTAAAAAAAATACAGATGATCCTTCATTTAAATGGGCAGAAAAACGCCCTTCATGGAATAAACGTTATGGTTATGTCATGGGGTATATTGGTAGCGACGGTGCAGATGATTTCACTAATGCTATTATAGAAGCTTATAATGATGGTGGTACAGGTAGTTCTGTAGCTGTTGGTGATACACTAAAATTATATATGGCTGGTGATTACAAAACAGATGGTAATATCCAAAACATATATGGAAACACAACAAACAAAGCAGCGGATGTAGGTGCTAGTGGAACTAGACCTTTATTTTATATTCCTGGTCAATTGTTAAAAATACCTACTATGACAGCAGATCAAAATTCTGGTGATTCATGGGGTAAAAGTTACATGTTAGTAAGAGTAACTGAAGCAACTGACCCAGGTGTAAAAGATAGTAAATACCCTACATTAGTTACTGCAACTGTTGTAAAAGCAACTGATTCTAGTTATGTAGACTATGCTGGTTGGTGGACTGATAATTTTAGTCCAGGTAATGCAGATGGTGATGAAGTAGTA